AACGGTATAGCAGGGAACCGAGGATTGAAATTGAGGTGAAGGAGGTCAGCTAAATGTACGTCAGGATCATGTCCGTATCAAAGCCTTGGTTATGGTATCGGGGGATGGTCGGGAAAACATTTCGAGTTGAGCCAAGTTTATTCGGGTATCGGGTGGATGAATATGGACAAAGTTGGAATGAAGTCATACTAAAACGAGATTGTGTTGTTCTAACGAGCCACAATGGCCGTAAAGACGCTTCAATGCGCAAGGTAATGTAAATACATGTCCGCACTTTTTAACGTCTTAAAACGGATTATACGAGGTTGAAAGACTGATACTCTATCAAAGGGGGTGAAACCATGTTCAAATGGCTGAAACGATTGTCCGGTACGAGCGACCCACCGAAGACGTACAGCATCGACACGACGGTCCCAAGGAGTGATAAACAAGCCCCCGTAAAGGTAACATGGCCAAGGAATAAAAAGTCCGGAAACCCTTGATACATAAGGGATTCCAGCTATCAATTTAACCAAAAGCATGCTATAATTTAGGTATATGTTCGATTGTTCGGCAACAATAAAACTTTGGAGGTTAACCATGCAAACATTGAACGAGCGTCTTGAAGAACTGAAAGCAACACTCGCCGGACTGGAACAAGCGAGCCCGCGGAATCAAAGCCTGATCGATTCGACCACGCAGGAAATCGCACGGGTAACGGAACAAATCAACGAGTCGGAAGCTCGGGAGCAAAAGACGGAATCGTATATCGGTGAATACTCCGACATGCTGGTCGTTATGTTCGAAACGCTTTGGCCGGAGCAATATAAATCAATCGTCGGAATCGAAGCGTATGAAACCATGCGGCAAGATTACATGCGGATGCATACGGCGTACAATGCCGATCAATTGGCACGGATTAGTGCGGATCACGTAGCGGAAATCGGAAAATGGCGCGAGAAATGTGACGACATGAACGAATTATCCACGGGACTGCAAAACAAGGTTTCAGAGCAGGAAGAAGTGATTCAGGAGTACAAGGATAAAATATCAGACATTGAAGAGGAACGGGACAAAGCTTGCGAGTTCTCTGCAATGGCTAAATCGGACATTCGAAAATTGGAAGAACAACTCGAAAAAGCGAAAGCTGCTGAGTTGGAGAATGTGAGTCTCCGAAAACAGATCGTAGAGTTGGAAGAAAAGCTGGCGAAGTCCAAAGAACCAGTCAAAAACGAAGCGCTGGACAGCGTAATAAACGAAATCAAATCCCGCAAACAAGACGATCCGGACGCCGTGATGCAACGATTCCTGGCACGTCAAGTGAACGGACCAAAGGTTATGTCAATCGACCATGGTGCACACCCTGAATTGCCGGTGTTGCAGTTTCGTCCCGAAGTGGCTCCGACAGTGGTGGAACAAGGTGCCGATCCTCTTCCGATCGTAGACAGTCAGTTTCAAAGCCCCGAAGGGAATCAACCTATCGGATTACCAGTTTCTGAGGACGGGTCCAGTGGCGGAGTGGAAGAATCGCCAGTTACGCGAGATGAAATCGAAGCGCGGTTCAAGCGGATCGAAGACCAACTCGGGTTGATGGCGTGGGATCTTCATAGAGATTACGTCGCTTAATTGGCCGAACGGCCATCGATACCGACCGAACATGCTTAGGGACAGAGTCCCGGAGGCCGATTCCGGGGCTCCTAAGGGGGAAAGACAATGAAATGGTTTAAGCAATTATTGTGCAAGCACCAATATAGCGATCCTAAGTCGGTCTTATATGATTCCGGAATGGCGAAGTATTGGTATAAAACGTGCAAAAAATGTGGTCGTGATAAGGTGTGTGATTGGTTGTGAAACCATATACATGGAGTCCAGACCAAACGCTGGAGGAACAGAAGAACGGAGCATACTGGGAACGGAACATGCTCGCCCTGCACTGTGCAATCATAGCCAACGAATCATGGGCAGACGATCCACGCCGAATTGATTGCGGATGGTACATGCACGGTGAATGGGAAGGCTGGAGCCGCGTCATATCGCTTTATAACGGGCAAGTCACTTTCCACATACCGGATGATTTCGACATAGGGAACTTGCGGGAAATCGAACCGAACTGGGACGGACACACGACGGATCAGAAATGGCTAAAAGTCATGAAGTGGTGCGGAATTTTAGGGGATAGCGAGGTGAAACCACATGAACCTAGAATGGGATGACCGAGATACACCATGCACAATAGAGGCATATCGGAGATCCCGCAAGCGACTGACCGAAGGGACGTACAGCGAGTCGGAATTACCGCATGTGAACGCTATGATACGGGATATCGATTACATCCTCGAGTGGATGGAAACCGGTAGGAGGCCGGGGAACAAACGGGGCGTGGAGCGATTGGCGGCGTATCAACGGGAGATACCTGTCGACATCATGGAACGATACGCAGCTCCACCGGCTCACCTGACCGTGCAAACGAACGATAGTCTCGAGTGGGAATACCGGAAGATGGAATACATTCTAAGTCTTCTAACGGACCGTGAACGGCAATGCTACGAGATGAACATCGGCGGCATGTACAGCGAACGAGAGATTGCCCAAATGATCGGAATCGCCCAACCTACGGTGCATGAGAACCTGAAACGGGCCCAAAACAAAATCAAGCAGTACAAGTCGCGTCCGATGCCTTTGCTTCTTGAGATCGTCGTATAAAAAGAACCCGCCTGGCTTAATCGCTGGCGGGTATTTCAATCAACCAAACTCCATGAACATTCTTCGCCTTAAGCTTACCGGATTCGCACATACGCTGGACCGTACGGATATGCAAACCGTGGTCGATTGCATACCCTTTGACGGTAGTCACGCGGTCCAGCGGGCTCACTTTCCCACCTCAACAATTTCCTGTACCCAAGCTCCTTTGATGCGGATTTCGTCATCATCAACGTACCGATCGCGTTCGATATCCCATCCTGCGAACAAAATCGTTTGACCGCCGTCACCATACCCCATTGTCGCGAATTTCTTAACTACTTCCGCGATCCGTTCGGCCAACTCCTCGGCAGACTCGACGTCGGTGTCGATACGAACTCCGCAAGTACCTCCAGCCGTTTCTTTAGTTGTGAAGTATGTAGAGCAGTCATTTTCGAGGTCCCAATCGTAGCTTTCGCGGCATTCGTCTTCGACTTCATATTCCTCGTCTTTCCGAGTTGCACGAATACCAAGGTGCCACTTATTAGCCAAAACTTCTTTCGCGGTGTCCAAGTATTTCATTTGAATCGCCTCCGGTTGTCGTATGTACGACTTGATGAACTCAATATAACAAGTCGCATGTGCGACAGTCAATGGGGTTTTAAAAGTTTTTTCTTCGTCCCGACCGAATAATCCCAGTGAAACGGGGGCCGAGCCAAGAATACCCTATCGTTTGCCACCAATAAGTGAATAAGAAAACGCGTTTCTTATAACCTAATGTTATAAGAGAGAGTAAAATTATGAAATGCGCATTTTGCGGGAGTGACACAGACGAACGATACAACCAACGCAACATCACGGTATTCGCCCATTTCTGGTGCCTCGAAGATCGCATGCGAGATATGGACACAACAGACTGGACGAAATGCTTAGAATACGAGGATTGGATACGCGATGAAGGCAAAAGAGAAAAGGCGTAAAGCCAACATGCAAGCAGCACTATCAAAGCTGCAACAACGGATAGACCGGGGAGAGGTAGACAACCCGGAGGAACGGATAGAGCAGATCAAACGGGCGTTTGGGGAAGTTATAAAAATTGAACAGCAGAATAGTTCATTAAAATTGGATTGAAATACCGCATAATACCGAGTATGTAGCAAGATAGTTCATAAAGGGTGGTGAAAGGATATGGCATTGACGGATAAGCAGCTCAATTTCATAAATGAGTACATCAAGGACATGAACGCGAGCGCGGCTTACCTTCGTGCCGGGTACAATTGTTCAGAAGAAGCCGCAAGACGGGCTGCTTCCCGTTTGTTGACAAATGTTGACGTTCAGGACGAAATAAAGCGGAGAACGGACAAAATTGCACAGGATTCGGACATTTCGGTGCAATGGGTGTTGACATCGTTCAAGGAAATAGCCGAAAGGTGCATGCAAGCCGTAGAGGTGACGGATAGAGAAGGTAACTCAACAGGGGAATACCGATTCGATTCCAGTGGAGCGAACAAAGCTTTGGAGAACATTGGAAAGTACCTTGGTATGTTCACGGATAAAGTCAAAATGGATATGAGTGGAACGATGCATAGCACCATGCAGGACGTAACCGGGCTATCCCCGGAAGAACGGAGGGCGAGGATAGATGAGCTTAACCGCCGCCGAGGAAATGGAACTCATAGCGCTGCTGGAGGTTGAGGAGAAGCACCAGGCTAAAACCGATTATTACAGTTATGTGCAATACACGCACAAACTGATATACCAATATACGCGGCATGGCGAGTTCATCTGCAATGTGCTTAATGAGGCTGTGAAGCAACGTAAACGGATGAAGGCTGGAGAAATACCGGTACAAACTCAATATTTTATGTTCAGTGTACCGGCACAACATGGCAAGTCGATGCACATCACCGAGACATTTCCGAGTTTCTTTCTCGGTCACTTCCCGCAAGAGGGCGTAATCGAGATTAGCTATAACTCCGACTTTGCTTCCAAGTTCGGTGGGCGCAATAAGGACAAGGTGAAAGAGTATGGTATGGAACTGTTCGGGATCAATGTAGCAAGTGACAAGGCCAGCAGCGACGAATGGGATATCGTAGACAAGGATGGAAAGAAGACGCGCGGAGGCATGATTTCACGCGGTATCATGTCGGGTATAACCGGTTCTTCGCTCGGCGATTGTATCATCATTGACGATCCGATCAAGAACGCAGAGGAAGCCAATTCTGAAACTATGCGGAAAAAGCAATGGGAAGAATGGCGAGATTCCATTCGCCGGCGTATTCACCCCGGTGCTATCGTGATATTGATCAACACGCGCTGGCATGAGGATGATCTATGGGGAAGGCTGCTTAATCCTGAGTACGCCAAGCCGTTCCCGTGGCAAGTATATAACCTACCGTTGGAGTGCGATCAGACGCATATCGACAAAGAAGGAAATCCACTGAACCGGAAGCTGGGAGAACCATTATGGCCAGAGCGATACGGGTATGAACACATCGCGGAGGCGAAAGGCTATCCCAGCTCATTCAATGCAATGGACCAAGGTAGGCCGACAGCTGAGGAAGGCAACATCATCAAAAAGCATTGGTGGCGTTGGGTTGACACCATACCGAAGCTCGAAACGAAGATTCTTTCCGTGGATGCGAGTTTCAAGGACACAGATGACAGCGCCAAGTGCTCCATTCAGGTATGGGGCAAGGAAGGCGGATATATTTATCAGGTGGACAACGATACGCGCCGTATGGACTTTGTAACGGCCATACAAGCCATTCGCAATATGCTCCATAAACATCAGGACATTCGTGCAAAATACGTCGAGGATAAGGCTAATGGATCAGCAATCATCAACGTCATGAATCGCAAGATTGGTGGATTCATACCGGTTAAAGCTGATGCAGGTACGGGGGGCAAGGAAGCCCGAGCCAAAGCGGTGACCCCTTGGATCGAATCGGGCAATACGTTCCTACCGAGAGGCACAGAATGGGCAAATGATTTCGTTGAGGAATGCGCATCGTTCCCGAAAGGGACATATGCCGACCAAGTGGACGCGATGAGCCAAGGAATGCAGAAGATCATAGACATGATCGGCAGCGCAATGCCATGGAGTGCCACGCCTGAAGATCGACCCAACAAATCGGAACTGGATAGCGAATTTGACGACTTCGCCAATATAAGCGCAGGAAGCGCATGGAGTTGAGGCAATGAGCGTAACTGAATTAGCAACATTATCACTCGTCGTTTGCGGGTTATTCCTCATGGCGTTTATCGTGCAGACATACGAACGCCGTGCATTACAACGCACCATAGACCGCCAGAACGACACGATACAGCGCCTAATCAACCGTGAGCCTGTGACGTATGCGGAGGTAGGAACGAATCCAAGCAAACCGGTACGTGAGCGTTACGCAGCTTGGGGCGCACAGATGGTCAATCTGGACGAAGACGAAAGTCGCTCATAATGGGCGTCTTTTTTATTTCACAATGGGGGTGACATATGGCTAAGCTACTCGATAAAACCGCCGAGATATTCGGTGCCGTCGCCGGGATATTCAACAACACGGAACCGAAACAGGAAGTTACGGACGAGGACATAAACACCGAAGATGAACAAAAACTTCTGCTGATGGTCGATTATGACTACCAGATATTCAAGGAAAAGCGCTCGGGCATAGAGGACGTATGGCGTAAGGAACAGCAGATGTGGAAAGGCGATCAGTGGAGAGATTTGAGACCGCCTGATACTGGACCCTACCCTGAGCGCATGGAATACGTTGGGAACTACGCTGGAAGTCAGATCGAATCTATCGTATCGCGCCTTACCGGTTGGATGCCGGAACCGACTTTCGAAGCGACAGAGCCGGGAGACGAGCAGAATGCAGCTCTCCTTAACGTGTTCATCCCGTATGAACTCAACTGCATCAAGTTCAAGCAAAAGCACCTACGCGCGGTGCGTAGGATGGCGATACACGGGCCTTTGATATACGAGGTCATGCACGACCCTACCGTACAGGGTGGGCGCGGAATGAATCGTTGGACCGGACAAAACGATATCGTGCCGTTGAACTTCGGAAGCTTCTTCCCGGATCCGGCGATCAAGGATTTCATTTACCTCCAAAAAGGCCGGGCACATATCATCAATTACCTGATGACACTCGATTATGTACGGGAGCGCTGGCCGAAACAAGGCGCTAAGGTCATGCCAGATAATAGATCGAGCGAAACGGAAATTTTCGACCGTGACAGCATGACGATCGTTGGCACGACCATGAAAACCGAAGACAACCGTACAACCGTTAACGTGCTTCGCTATATGTACAAGGGCCAGCCGAAGTATATGAGCGACGACGACATCAAGAAGTTCAAGGAACGGGCAGCAGAAAAACTTTCGGAAGGTAAAGACCCGACCGAGGATATCGCCAAATCGCAGGGTAAGGCCAAGGGAATTCATTTCATCTACGTCACGACCAACGGCGTGTTTCTCGAACACGTCTCTTACGTATACGATCACGGTCAATACCCGATCGTGGCACGGACGCTGTTCCCCGAGGAAGACAATCCATGGGGGAAAGGCTACATGCGCGACCTGATGGCCCCTCAGACAATGTACAATCGGTTCTGCGAACTTGCCATTGAGGTTACGAGTAAGATGGGTAATTCGGCCATTGTGTACGGCATGGGTTCGGGTATAACAGACCCTCTTAAAAAGATATGGCAAATGATGCGGGGTAAAGCCGGGGGCATGTTACCCGTACAAGGCGACGTTAACCAGGTCAAGGAGCTGCAAGGTGTACCACCAAATCCGGGCATATTCCAGTACATTCAGCACTTTCTCGAAATGATGCAGAAGATACCGGGGATGTTCGACTCTGCCAATGGTGCATCTAACCCGAATGTAACGAGTGGCCGTCAGTCCGAAGCACTAATCGCTGCAGCTCAGGGACGATTAAGCAGCGCGGCAGAATTGATCGAGGACGCTGTACAAGAGGTTATGGAGCAACTTATCGAGCTTGATGCGCAGTTCTACACAACCGAACGTATGGCGCGTATAACCGGGCAAGACGTTTCGTTCAGCCGGGACAGCATTACAAAAAGTGTTGAAGTTCCGTATGAAATAACGGCCATTGATCCCGAGACAGGACAAGAAGTTTCAGAATCCATAATGGTCCAAGAGGAATACGTGCCGAAATACGATGTCAAGGTGTCTATTGGGGTAGAGAAGCCGAAGGATCGGGAGTACTGGATTCAGACCGCACAGAATCTTTTCCAGACAGTCAATCCGATGACTGGATTACCTATGATCGATGCGAAAGCATTGCAATATACCGTTGAAAATGGTCGTATGGAGCCGTTCAGCGTCATTGACCAACGTTTGCAGTCAGAACAAATGGTCATGCAAAAAATGCAGGATTTGGAACAGCAGAACCAGCAGCTTTCCGCTCAAGTACAACAAATGGGCCAAGAGCTTCAGCGAAACGACGCCATGAAAACTCAGGCCGAAATGGAGCGTACGGAGTTTGAACGTGAAAAGGCAATCGGCCAGCAAGAACTTGAATGGGCTAAAGTGAACCAACAAGGTGAACAAAATCGCATGAATGCTGCATTGCAGATGGAAAAGATGAGACAACCAGTAGGTGCAAGATAACGGGGCGTTTCCAGCCGTGGGGCGCCCTTTTGATTTGCCCATTTCTAACGGTCACCATGCCGTATTCGAATAGGAGTGTTACCCATGAGTGAACCAATCGCCAACCATAGCGACGAGTCACCGGAAGTTGAAATTCAACGCGACGCTGAAACGGAGGTGATTTACGAAACCTTCGGATTGCCGCGACAAGCAGCAGAAAAGAAAGACATCCAATTCCCTATGATGGACGAACCGGTACAAACAGACGAGGAACAAACTCTCACCACGGAGGAAGATTCCAAGACGGATGATGCCGGATCGAAACGCACGTTCAAAGTTAAGTATCTCGGAGAAGACAAAGACGTCGACGAAGACGAAGCCCCTACGTGGATCCAAAAGGGAATGAATCACGACCGACTGCAAGAAAAACTCACTGAGCAGCAAAAGGCGCTTGACGAGGTTGCCAAGATGCAGGGTTACAAGGACCATGCAGACCTCATTGCGAACCTTCCGAAATTGCGCGAACAGCAGGAGCAAAAAGAGAAGGAACGCTTGCAGAAACAAGCAGATGACTTCGACGCGCTGAAACAACAAGTTGTTCAAGAACTCATTGACTATGGTGTAGACGAGCAGAAAGCCAAGGAGTATGCCGAGAACAACCCACTCGTTAAACACGCCAGAACGGCCTTGCAGGACTTGGAGAGCAAGCAGCAACAAAGCAAGGCAGAAGCCGAGGCCGCGCAAATTCAGCAAAAATGGGCGGAATTGTTCAGGGAGTACCCGGATTTGCTGGAGTCCGCAAAAGGCGAAGAAACTCCCGCATGGCTTACACCTGATATGGATCGTCGCATAAAGTCAGGTTACGACCCCATCGACGCCTATCGGTTAGCACATTCTGATAAGCTTCAGGCCCAATCCAAGAAAGCAGCAGAACAGAAGATCATCAAGGAACAGCACCTTGGTTTGCGAGGTCATATCAACGAACAAACGGCTACTCCACCCAATGAAGAATCGCTAACTCCCACACAAATGACACTTGCGGAGGAATTTGGCGTTGACATGAAGGGAGTTCAGCGGCAAAAACAACTACTTAAAAGCAGGAGGTAAAAACATATGGCATTCGTTTGGCATCAAAATAGCGATTCGAGACAGCCGAAGGTGATTAGCAATATCCCTTTCACGGCTTCGACTACCTTCACATATGGTCAGGCTCTGATTGTCTCCAGTTCGACCGGTAAATGGGTTACAGCTGCAGCAGGTGGGCCGATCGGGGGCGTCTACAACGGCCCTACGGTGACGACTCCGGCCAGTCCGGACCAATACCCGGACATTATCGAGGCTCGTCCAGGTGACGAATTCATTGCGGATTACGTAGGTACACCGGATGCAACGTTCCTTCCCGGTCAAGCAGCAGCGGACATTTCGTCCGGTGGTTTGACGCTGAATGCTGCCGATGTAACGGGCGGTCCTTGCACCATTCTTTCGATCAATACTGCAAAAGCGCAGGCGGTAGTACGTGTCAAAAACCGCCAGTTCAGCTAAGGGAGGCGATTAGATCATGACCATTATGACAGGTACGTTTAAATCGATGAAGGAAGTCAACACGATCTATGAACCGATCGTGCGCGAAGTATATACGCAAACGGTAAGCCAGCAAATCGACTACATTCCGTTGCTTTGCGACGTGGGCAAGACATCGAAAGAACGCGAGCATTATGAGGGCGTAGGAGCCCGTGGAATGATGAAAAAATGGACGGATACCGGCCGTTCGGTGTATTACGAAGATCGTGAAAAGCTGTTCCCGACTCAGATTCCACAGGTGAAATACTCGACCGGTACGCAGATTGACCGCGATTGGTTCGACTTCAACAAGCATCAGGAGATCAAGGATGAAGTGACGAACCTTGCGGACTCGGTTTACAATACCCGGCAGCTTCAGATCGTGGAGCCGTTCAAGAACGCGTTTTCCACTACCGGAACGGATTATGAAGGGACAACGATCACCGGAGGAACGGCGATTCCTGACGGCAAAGCCTTGTGTGCTACAGACCATCCTTACAGCCCGACGAACTCGTCCCAAACGAACAGCAACAAAATTTCGTTGTCGCTGGACTATGACTCGTGGCATGAAGTACAGGTTATGGGTCAAAACTTCTCTGATTCCAAGGGCAACAAAATGCCGGTTATGTTCGACCTGTTGATGGTTTCGCCGCGCCTCATGTCCGTCGCCTACCAATTGGCCGGCATGAACGCGAAAAAAGCCGACAATGCGCAAGCGCTGTATGTACCTGAACAGGCTAACTTCTCGCTGAACATTTATCGCGGGACGTTCGATGTCATCGTCAATCCGTACCTGCCCAACGCTTACAACTGGTTTGCGATCAACAAAAGCCGCATGCGCCGTTACCACAAATGGAACGAATTCCGTAAGCCGGACTTCAAAAACGAAACGGACTTCGACTCCGAGGTATTCAAATACGCCGTTATCGGTCTGTGGGGACACGGCATTATCGATTGGTCGTGGATCATCGGCAGCGATGCTTCGAGCTAAGGAGGCGACGACATGGGTGGCGTGAATTTCAGCAACAATGCTGGAACAGGGTTTGTACGGGCTGATGGTTTTCAAACGAGCGATGGCGTTACCACGCCTAAAGTGGCTATCAACACAACGTTAACCATTGATCCCCCCTCCCTGACTACAGGGGCTTTTGCAGAATCTGACTTCGCTCTGTCAGGTGTGGCGTTAGGGGATTCAATCGAATTGTACCCACCGTACGATATGCAAGGCATCATGTACCAAGCATCCGTACAGGCAGCAAACAACATCACCGTGGCGTTTTCAAGCTGTAACACTGGAACGGTTGATCTTGCTTCCGGCTCATGGGGCGTTGTTGTGAAACGGAGGGCATGATATGTCGGATAACGTTTGGAAGGTAGGGACCCGAAACGGTGAGGTAAAGGTGGTCTCTAGCCGCCCTAAACTCGCTCATCGCCCCCCGTTCGACATCAACGACAAGATGCCGAAGAACCAAGTACCCTTTGCATCCGGATGGAATGAAATGCGCGAAAGACTCATATTACTGGGCGAAATGGAATCAAAGTAAGAGGGGCCGAGTGCTCCTCTTTTCTTTTTGTAGGAGGGACTATGAGTCAATTGGAATACGACATGTTGAAACGATTGGTAAAGGCGCAAGAGCGCACAAACGAACTGCTAGTAGAGATTAAGGAGGCTGTTACAAATGGGCGGACAACTACCCGGAAGAGTGATGTTCCCGAAGGCGAAGGAACCATTCGACGGAAGCGCGGACCAAACCGTAACGTTCAATGATCGGATGTACGGATTATACATTTCGAATGACGGTGCGAGTGATATAACGATAACGGTCAACAGTGAGACGTTCACGGTCAAGGCAGGAAAGGAATTCCGTGAGTACTTCGATCCGTTCATCACGTTCGATATAACGGCTGCTGTTGAATATCACGGCTACGGATTAGGTTAAGGGGGATGCAAGATGCTGCTATCCGAGGTGGTCAATAAAATAACTGAAAAATGGCCGGCAGGCGTGAACTTAAGCATTCCATCCGTAATTAGCGATGTAAGTGAACTAAGACGACGATTAATCCGAAATTACTGCACCGATATTGATACATCGACCACCGATTTACTCGAAGATACTCCAGAATATCCACTACCATGCGCGCAAAGCGACATTAAAGAAGTTGTTGTGAACGGGTGTCCATACGTAAGAGGTTCGCTCGGTTCATCCGTTCCTTGTCAATACTATTACATCCTCGATAATACCATCGGGATCTATCCAACACCGACAACCACGGTGACGGAAGGCCTGATGATTTTCCATACAAAATCAACGAAGGAATTAACACAAGGCGATTGGAACGTCGACGCAGGATTAGATAAAGATCACGATATGCTCTTGGTATACGGAGTGTTGAAAGAAATAGATCCGAAATACAAGGTTCAGTACGACGAATTGTTCAGTAGTTTTTGGTCCGCAAACCTAACTCCTGACAATAGCGTTATTCGTGGGAGGTGGTAATTGTGTGGTCAACACCGGGCATTGCAAGTCAAGCAAAAGTAACTTATTTAGATTATAAAAAGATAAAAGAATTCGATGGAGTCGGGTACTTCCTTGAAAACTACGTGGTTGATGGAGCATTCGTTACAAAAAATGTTTACAAGAGCGACTACATTGACATTACAGAAGCGCAAGTTAACCTTAAAGGTCAATTTACCGTTCGCGCAGCCACATCTTTACGAACGAGTGCGAAAAATGCCACTTACTACCTTGATTTTAAAGACGGTGACTTCACATTCGCAACGTCGCATCCATCCGGAACGGTTAACGTTGATTACCTCCAGATTGCGACGGTTACCACAGATTCGAACGGGACAGTATCAACAATAACGGATAATGTTGGAGACCGCGGGGGGTTTAGACTCAAGCCAGGGTATGAGTTCCCAGAAATTGCTGAACTTCAGGCAGATAATGCGTCACGGGCAATTAATGTTATGTATCCACCGAATGGATTGACGGCATTAGTAGCCGATGATTCAACAGACAATGCAACGGCTATCCAAGCAATGATTGATTACCTCGTAACGCTTAAAGGTGGAAAACTCTTCTTTCCGGTGGGTAATTTTAAGTTTGGAACTACATTAACCTGGCCCAAGTCGTGGCCGATTGAACTCGAAGGCGCTGGCATCGACGCCACAGTCCTCCATTACTCAGGAACGGATGATGCATTCAATATTGTCGGCATTTCGGGAACGATGGTCGTCAAAAGTGGCATCACAAATATGCGTATTACCGGGAATGCCAGTGCATTGAATGGGATTGACTTGCAATATGCATATTCATTCTATATGCGAAATGTATCGATCGATACATTTACGAATGGAATACGAACGCAAAATAGTTGGAAAATATTATTTGATTTCGTGACGGTTACTCAGTGTACAGCACAGGGGATTATACTTTCTGACGATTCCAATAATGTGACATTGATTGGTTGTGAGTTTTTTAATGTCGGCAACGCCGGGGTATTTGTCAATGGCGGAAGGTCGGTTAACGTAATAAGCTGCACATTAGAAAGCAACAAGTATGGAGCATATGTTACTAGCGATGCAAATGGTACATCGCACAGCATCGAGTTCTACGATTGCTACATCGAAGGGAATACCACAAATGACATTATTGTGACGAAAGCAGATGGCGTGGCTCCGACAGCGATAAATATAAGAGATTGTTATTTTGTATGCATGTCTGGAGGAGCATCACTATCAGTACGATTGGAGCACGCTATTTCTGTGACTGTCGATGGTTGTTATTTTAGCGATGGGACGTCTTCGTATTTACATTCCCTGTACAACTCTGACGGAGCAACCCTAACTAACATTAAGTTTGGGTTTAATCAAGATTCCAGCGATAACGGAGTATACCAAGGAACAGGTACATCGTATTACAACGAGGCTCGACAACATGTAAAAGCTTGGGGGAGATTTACGGTAGCAGGTGGCGATATTGCCACGATTAATGCCTTTGGGGTGCAGAGTATCGCTTATATAGAAGCCGGGACCTACGAGGTTACGTTAAAAGAGGCAATGGTTGGAACCGACTCATGCATTTTAGTAACGGCGGAAAACAGAGCAAATTACAACTTAATGTTAGCGTCTGCAGGTCAGCCTACCTCGACAACTGTATTCCGTATTTATACAGGTACATCGTCATCCACCCTAGCCGACGCCAGGACAGTTAGTTTTAACGTGACGAGTTAGCCGATAAGGAGGCGCTTTATGGCAGTTTCGATAAACTATAGCAAGGAGATTCACGGTAAGCCCATCACCTTTGAGAACTGTTATGTAAAGGTCGTAAGTGCTTTTACCACGAAAGAATATTGTGTTGCACACGTCATTGTTTATATTGATTCGCAAAAATCAGACGCGGTAAGCGAATTGCGGTATCAATTTCCTCCAAATATGAATGATGGATCGGCAAACAATATTAAGCAAGCCTATCTGCACATAAAAACACTGCCCGAATTCGAAGGGGCGATTGATTGCTAATAGACCATACTGCAAGTAATGACGTCGTAAACGAATGAGGGAATCATGCTTACTTTATACCATATGATCGCCTATGGGTATCACTCGCTCATGAGGCGATTTCATAAACGTAAGGGAAAATGGCAAACAGCGGGTTTTGAGCACCACCATCAACAAATGAAGCATCACCGTAGTTATTTCTAAGTTATGAGGTGATAGAGTGGCCTTAACTCTTCAACAGATCATGGATGAAGCCGACGAGATTGTACCAAACGAATACGGAACACCGATGAAAACGTCCTGGTTGAACGACATTAATCAGGATTTTTTTAATGTCGTGAAAATACCGAAGATTGCAAAGTTTACGACGACAACCTCGGCTACCTACACACTTTCAAGCGACGTTAGAGAGAAGAATATCGATCTCGTAAACGTGGGTTTGCTTCGATATAAGAGTTTCGCACGTGATGATGTTCCACCCTTGCACAACGGCTACTATTTCGATGACAGTACGTATGTAATAACCTTATCCCCTCCACCTTATATGGCGGGTCTAGAATCGATTGTACGCTTTCGTAGGAGGGCAACAAGTACATTCTTATCATCAAACCTAGCCGCGTCTCCTGACGCACCAGAGGAGTACCATTGGACGTATGTCCCGGCTCTGTGCGAATACATCTGCTTGGCGATGGACGATCCCAAGGCGGCTAGCTTCAACGCACAGAAAACGGCCGCTTGGAATAGCGCTGCAGCAGACTATCGGGGTGGGCCATGAAGCCTTTGATTCAGCGTGAGCCGGTCAAATATCAATCGGTTACCGGTATGATGGAACCCACTGTGATTCGCGAGTTTCGAGGGGTAAATACCTTCGACCCCTTTTCGATCGCTGATGGGTTCTTTACCGATATGTCCAACATGACCACGGACGATTATCCGGCAGTATCTGTAAGGCCGGGGTATTCGGTTATTGGCACTACAGGAACGAAAGTTCTCGGCCTTGGCAGCTACAAGGACCAGAAGATCGTTGCTGTCTTTAATGACGGTTCGATGAAAAGTTGGGACGGTTCGACCTGGACGACATTGAAAACCGGACTTAGCACTAGCGCTATGTTTAGTTTCGCGGCTTTCGAGGGGAATCTGACAGGCGTAAATCTGATTGGGGCCAATGGGGTAGATGGGTTGCATAGATATGACGGTTCCACGGTGCAAACGTTCGGTGACGCTCCAGCGGATATTAACTACATCACGAGTTTTTCCAATAGGCTGTGGGGTGGATCCGGTAAGGAATTACGGGCCAGCTCGCTCGACAAGCCTGATAAATGGAATGAGTTCGATATCAATACCTACGGCGACGAAGCCAGCTACGCGAAGGATATAGAGAGTACGCGTGGCGAAAATATCAACTTCCTCTCCGGTGAGTTGACCAAACTTGTCATCGGCATGCCAAATAGCCGGAAAGAGTTGTACGGGAATTTGCCCTCTGACTTCAACGATCGGCTTATCTCTGATAACTCCGGTTTCGCTAACAACAATAGCGCAGTAACAAAAGACGGCGTTATACGGTCCATGCACAATACGGGGATATACGAATACGTGAGCGGTGGAATGAGTCCGAATAACTCGTTCTCCGAAATCGTAGAAAGGTACACCCAAACGATAACGTCGAACGCTGCAGCCGGGTTCGATGGTGTTAAGCAGTACTTCTCAACGGATTACGGCGATATGCTCGTATACGATCCTCGTTCCGGCGTTCAAGCATGGAGTGTATGGAATGATATCCAGGCAACGTGCTTCCTGAAATTCCAGAACGATCTATACATCGGAGATAATCTCGGCCGGGTGCTGAAACTCGGGGGAACTTCAGACAATGGCACGGCAATCAACTGGTACGCCATCACGAAGCCATTCACGAACGGCTCGATCGCCCAGAAGCAACGATGGATCAAGTTATGGACCGTATGGGAACTGGCAGTAGGTACGACCCTGAACGTATACCTTTCGAACACCGTTGATGGTAACGATTGGGAACTGGTCCATACCGTAACAGGCGCAGGATTGGGCATTCAGCGAGTCATTGTCCCGATCCAGAAATACGCCCTCGTCAATACCATCCGGGTGAAATTCGAGGGTACAGGATGGGCAAGGATGCATGAACATTCGCGGCAAGTGAGACAACTGCCGTTGTACTAGGAGGTCTATCAATGAGTACATGGAACAGTCCGCCGCAAGTACCTAACGTTCCAGCACCACCCCACAACGCTGAGATTGACGCATACGTGCGCGCTCTATACGAATACATCAAGATGATGGCAAACGTATTGTCGGCCTTGAAAAACGATATGGAATTCTTTATCAATGGTAATTTGGACGTTTCTAATATCCGCGCAAACGGTATTGAAACCAAGAATCTTAAAGCCGGGTCTATCACAACAGAAAAGATTGATGCTGGAGCTGTTACGGCCGATAAGATCACCGTTTCTGAGTTGTCGGCTATAAGCGCCGATCTTGGGCATATCACGGCTGGACTCGTTGAAGCGATTACGATGATCGCCTCTACGATCACGGGTTCGTTGATTCAGACGGCCGTGGCAGGGTCGTATCCTAGGGTCGAATTATCGAGTACGGCAAACTTGTTGAAAGCAGAATACGACGCGGGCAGCTCCGTAGAGATACGGCCAGATGCTACAACAGGAAACCCGGGGTTGAGATTCGATAAAGGGTTGGTCGGGTCTACGATTGCGCCTTCAACCGTTAGCACAGGTGGGCCGTTTGACGGAGTGCGATTTCTTAGTAATCCGGGACTTGCGAATATTGAGATCAACGCAGGAATAGATTTACTTCTAAACGCTTTTGGCTCTGTTTTATTAGATAGTTGGTCAAAACTCAAAAACAGTGGTTCCAGCCAGACACTTCAACAAGCCCTAGATGGTAAAAAGAACATTGGCGGATTTAGCGGAACAATCCCCCCGGGGTCAACTATTTTTGTAAGCAACGGTGAGATAACCGGGTATATTTAAGATCACACACTATTCGGTGTATGGTATAATTTACCGTAAAAACCGAAAGGGTGTGATAATTATGAAGAAATTCGTTATGGGTATTGTCGTGGGTGCGGTATTATCATTCGGTGTGTCGTCTTATGCTGATGAAATCTCACAATTAATAGGTAAACAGGTTGATAATGAATACCCGGTGGTTCTGAATGGACAAAAGCTCGAAAACGTTGCTCCTTCGATTGAGGGAACGAGTTATGCGCCAGTTCGCGAGATTTCAGAAAAACTCGGTCTAGACGTAGAATTCAAGGATGATACCGTAATTTTATCGAAACCTCAACAAAGTGAGGTGAAAAACGTGGATGGTAATGCGCCAATACAAGAAAATGCTCCTGATATTGAGGCGATTGAACGCCAGATATTCTCTACTAAATTGTATTTATCGGCAGCCGAAGAATCATACAAGTCCGCTAGTCCAGAAGCTAAACCTACGATTGAAAAGTATGTGAATGAGTACAAAGCTAAACTCGCCGATCTGGAAAAGCAGAAGGCTGAGTTGTTGAAATAGGAGAACGCAATTTTGCGTTTTCCAAAATATTAGAAAACGCTCGACGTCGCGCGATTTGCTCACTCCCCAAAATTGGAGAGTGAAAAAGGACCCCACAATTTTGTGGAGACCCCTGATGAGGTTATGCTACAATAGCAGTACCAAACCCGGAGCGTGATACGATGGAAGAAATGTTGAAGCTAATCCTGACCAAGCTCGATACGATGGATGAGAAAATTGATCGGATCGAGGCTAAACTTGACGCTAACTTCGAACAAACGGTTAAGGTATCGGAAGATGTGTCGGATATCCGCGAGAAAATCCGGTACGTCAATCGCCGTGTGGCTGATGTGGAGTTGGAGTTTCAGGGGATGAAGCCGCAACAGTAGTTTCTTGTTGTCGCACTCCATACGGAGTGTGCGGATTGAAACAGGGGATGAAGCAGCAATAATATATGAATGAAGAAAGGACCTCCTATTGGGGGTCCTTATTCTTTGGAGATTCGTATTTGGGAAATAGATAGATGAATTGACCTTTAATTTGAGATTGGTCATCCACATATTGTTGATATCGAGAATCCCATCCTTCTTCCAATAATAATTTTTCATTTATGGAGGGGATCTTTTGGAGTTGAGAAACAAGTTTGATAAATGCTTTTCTGACGTTTTCTTCGAGTACAAGAAGTTCCTCCTTCAATTCGATTAATCTTGTAATGCGAAGTTCTGAGTTAATTTCTTGGACTTGCTTAAGCGTATCAGTTCCGATTTGAATACGCTTCTGAACATGGTCACGTTCTTGCCTCAACCAAAAGTAGAAATACTGCAACTGCATTGATTCGTGATCAATATCTCGTACACCAAGCAAGAAATCGAGATCCTCATCAAAGAGAGTCCGAATTTTATAAAGAACTTCCAGATTGGGTTCACCAGTACCTTTTTCGAATTTATTGTAATATTGCTGAGATACATTTAGTGATTCTGCTACTTCTTTTTGGGAAAGCATTTTCTTTTCGCGCAGCCAACGTAAGCGCTCGGAAAAAATAGTCAAACAAAACAACCTCCATCTATTGATTAAATTAACAAATGGTTGTATTATTAACGTATAGGATGTTGAAAGGGGTGAACTTTAATGGCGCAACCTAAAACCAAGATCGAGTATCTGCGAAAAATTAACTTTCTAAGTCAGAAAGAAGTTGCAGCAGGACTGAATATGTCTCAGCAATATTATTGCAAGCTAGAAAAACAGCCAGAGAAATTTTCATTAGGTGATGCATCCAAACTTAAGGAAATTCTCAAAGCAAATCACATCGACGATCTTATTGGAGAAGTTGTATAACAACTGGTAGTTTAATTTTACACCTAAATCTAAGTCGAATACAAGGGAGGATTCAAATGGAGACCGTAATGCTTGTCGTAGACGACTATCAACATGAATTAACGATCAAAGAATACAAAGGATTTCGAATAGTTACCTTACGCGATGTAGATGAATTGCACAAAAGGGCAGAAGGAACAGCTCGTGACAGGTTTAACAATAACAAAAAAAGATTTATAGAAGGTGAAGATTATTTCGTATGTAATACATACGAAGCCAAAACATTATTTGGAGTCAAGGCTCCACACGGATTAATTCTTTTAACCGAATCCGGATACCTTATGGTTGTGAAACTATTTTCAGACGATCTTGCTTGGAAAGTTCAACGTCAACTTGTTAAAACGTACTTTAAAGCAAAAGAGGTTGCATCTACACAAAGTGACACATCGTCACTTAGTCCTTTACTACAAGTTCTTATAAATATCGAAACACGACAAAATGCACTCGAATCTGCTCTGAAGGATAAGGCGAATGAGATAGAGAATGTTCGTGAAGCTGTTGCGACCATGACTGACAATATTAATAGAGCGCCTGATAGTGCAGTTGTAAATCGTACAATAAATGAGTTGTGCCGTTGGACTCGACTAGAGCATGAAGAAATATACAACAAGGCTTATGATATTTTCAAACAAAAACACGGTATTGACATCCCTCGTCGTGTCGCGAATGAAAGACAAAAGATACAAGATGAAAGAATTGAGAAGACAGGTAAACCATATGCCGAATCTACTTTAAAGAGCAAAGTGAATGGTTTGGATATTATGGTTAGATCAGAATGTTTGGATTTGTTTCACGAGGTATTGGTGGCATGGCTTGCGAAGGAAAAAACAAAAAGCACACTAAGGCTGGTGCAGTAAATGAGCGTATTTAAAACTTTGCCTGATTTTGTTTGGGTCATAGCATCTGCCAATGATAACGGGATGTATAAAATTCATGCTAAAACTCATCCGAATGGCAATTATAAAACTTATCCCCAAGAAGTTGACTTGCATGCAGCACTTGGTATGTTGCAGGACATGCAAAAAGTTCTAGGGCTTCCTGATGAAGCTGTAATGTTACACGTTAATAAAGCAGTAACTCAACAAACGAATATCTGGAACAGAAAATTGAAAAATTTTGTTGAATCGAAAGGGCTGAAATTTAATAAATAAAAATCGCCTTCATAAGAAGACGATTCACCGGCACCTTACCTCCGACCAAGAAGAATAGGTGACCACTCGAAACGGGCAAACGCCCTATACCACCATTATATCACAACTTACATAATTCATACACGTATAGTGGTGTTTGCCCTCCAATAGGAGGACGCATGGAGTATAACATAACATCGGAGTTTCTCGTTTCTATCGGGTACTCGCAAAAAGATGCAGAAAAGTTCATGAAACGATTGCTGAATATGGTAAAGAAATAATCAGAAGGCCTCCTACCGGGGGCTTTTCTCATGGGAGAAGGTGAAGGGATGCACGATCCACCAGGTTAGAACCTTTGCATTCATTGCATGACTTGCATGCACAAACGCAGTTATCGAATGTACGTAAGCCACCTTTTGACTTTGGAATAACATGGTCAACCGTATCGCCGTAGGATCCACAATAGTGGCAGATGAAATTGTCACGAAACAAAATGATGGAATTAAACTCTTTTTTCGAGTAGATCATTCTTATTCTGTGTCGGTCTTCAACATAGGCCACCTTAGCGTCAACGAGGGCACGTGCGGTTTTCAGGTTAACAGTATGCCTAGTGTATTTAGGAGGGCCGGACACTCTGATTTGCCCGTGTATGGCCTCTAGAACTGATGGGTCGAAAGGATTCAAACTTTACCACCCCATTTACATGTTGCATGTATATATATCACGTGATAACATAAAACTAGAAATAGCCGCAGATGCTGGAACATCTGCGGCGGGCACAATAGCCGCTTTTAAGGGCGGTTGGCTTGTGACAGCAACAAAGTGACAGGGTTACCCAAAAAGAGATAGACCGAATCCTTTGGATCTAGGGCGGTCTATTTCTTTTTGTCTTGGTTAAGCGCAATGATGATGGTAACGACTAGCGATAGTAGCGCGACAACAAACGCGCCAAAGCCGATCATTAACGTCAAAGCGTCCTTTACCTCCACAGGCATCCCTCCCTTCCGAGAGGATAGCCGACCGCCCTTACAAGCCGTTCTATGTACTTGTCCTATATATTACCATAAGTCGCCTTGTGCGGCTTATTTTATTTCATCCAAACAAGGGGTGATACCATGGCAACAGCATCGTGGGAAGAAGCTAAAAAATTCGCGCTTGCCGGGGGAACGGCGAAGTACGGAGACTACGATAATTACGTGAAACAAGCATCAACAAAGATGGCGTCGATGTACAGTCCTACGGCGCCCACAGCGGCCACACAGCCGACGACACCGAAGCCGCCAACGGATTACCGATCGGCGCTTACGAATGCAGCGAATCAACTGTCACAATCACGTCCACAGTTTCAATATAATGCCGCCAGCGATGATGCGCTAAAAGCTGCGGCGAATATAGTTCGTTCAGGTGTTGGATTGGCTCAGGCTAACACAAACGCTCGGTTACGCGCCGGTGGTCAAGGCCGGTCGTCGTATTCTGAAGCCGTGGGGCATCAGATTGCACAGAACGCCGAGAACGACATCAATACGCGCCTTGTTCCAATGTACGAGGAAAGAGCCTACAACCGTTTCAACACGGATCAGGAACGCGCTAGACAGGCTGCAATCGATATGTTGACGGTAGGCCAAGGGTTCAACACGTTGGATCAGCAGGACCGTGATCAGACGTACCGGGACGAGACGTTGGCGCTCGATAAAGGGCAAGTAACCGGCTCGTATCTGCCACCTGTGGCCCAACGATACATCGAAGAAGCATTGGCGAATAAGCGTAAATGGTTGTCGGCAGCTCCGGAGGAACAACAGCGACTGGCCGCACGTAACCAAGAACTTTATGGAGCATTGCAGGGAATGAACATCGATCCAAGTTCGATTAACCAGGACGTGGACATTTCGGATGCGGTAGGAAATGCGACGAGATTGGGTATTCCTACACTTCAAAGACAGCAGATGGATTATAACCAACAAACAGACCAACGTGATTTCAATCGTTTAGTAAGTCGGGATGCTCGTACTGACCAGGTTGAGGATCGGAATTTTAACGCAGGTCAAGAAGACTTGGAGTACAATCGTGCCTATCAAGCAACGCGTGATCTTATCGAAGATGATAAATGGAAAATGAAATTCGATGAAGATGTCCGCCAGTATGGAATCGATTCTGCGCTACAGCGTCAAGTTCAACTCGGAAACCTTTCCATCGCGCAAGCCAACCAAGCATTGTCGCAACAACGCCTTGATTTCGACAAGAAGCAAGCGAGTCAACCGAAGGAACAGAAAACAAGCCCCAGCGCTTATAAATCAAGTCCGGATTATGCGCAAGATTATCAATTCGTGAAAAACAACCCGGAGCAAGCAAAACAATCGCTCCAAACGAACGCCGCGGACTTTATTAACGAGTACGGATTCGATGGTTACATGGATCTGTTGAAGGGTCTGCCTAAAGAAGATCAAGACGAAACGATGAAACTCCTGGAATCAATCTTAGGAGGTTGATCATATGGCGGTATTTGACCGCATTTCGAAACAAGAGAATGGTTCATCTGGCGGTGTATTTGGTAGACTCCAGCCAGAGAAACCAAAATACGATACAGGCGGGGTTGTCTCGGCCATGAAAACCGGGGCAGCTCCTTCGATGGACGTGAGGCAATCTCCACTCGTTCAACAGGTGGAAGAGAGACCGATTGTCGAGGAGCAAAAGCCGGCGCTTTATCGTGTACAGAAAGCCATCTATGACAAGACGCTTAAACCCGTGACAGATGCCGCGTTGCGGGTTGCAGCGAATATTGCCGATCCATTTCATATTACTCGGGGTATCGCAGAACGAGAGGGAATCGATTTACGAGAAAACCCAATCTTCCAAGGCATGAGCGCGCCAGAAACAACGGCTGAAAAGGCGACTGACGTAGTAGGTCAGATCGCGGGTACGATTGCACCGGCTGCAGCAGCGTATAAAACGGGTGGGAAACTTGCCGGGAGTGTATTTTCGAGACTCCTTCCAAACGCTCCTAAACTGGCTCAAACGGCAATAAGGGGTGCAGGTGCGGGGGCAACTTTTGGGGTCGCTAGAGAAGCGCTAGAAGCTGCTACAGGGGATGAACAAACTATCGGGGGAAGGGCAAAGGACATTGCCATAGATACGGCTATTGGTGGCGTTGGGGATGCAGCAATAAGCGCTATAGGACGATATCTTGGACCAAAAGTCGGTTCTGTTTTCAGTAAGTTACGAGAACGATCGGCCACACCTCAAGACGAAGCACTCCAGCAGATTATGCAAGCTCCTGAGACGCCTAGACCCGGGACACAAGAGTTACGCCCATTGAGTGGCACTGAGACATTAAATCGTGTAATGGAACGGATTAAACCGATTGTAGAAAGCCGTAGGACTCCACCATTAGAGAATCCTAATGAGCTTGCAAAATACGTCAGGGATGGACTATCCCGACAAGGCGCTGACGTATCTCTTAATGAGGTGCGCAAAGTGCCATTCGAGGGTTTACGGGAAATGGCCGAAGAAATCCGGTCTTCCTTTGGCGTTTATGACGAAGCAGTTAAGGCGGCTAAGGAAATTGGTTTTGACTTGCCGAAATTGTTAGATGGAAAGTCGCCTAACTTGTCCGGTCGTGTGACTGCTGATGCTCAAAAAAGAGCATACGGGATATATCCGGAGTCTTTGCCAACGGTTAGTCGGAGATTGGCTAAAACTATGGAAGTTAAGACGTCTCCTGTTCAAGAGACGGACGAAATATTGAAGGCTGTACAAGAACCTCGAATCCGAGATCGGGTATATTCGTATTTGGATGAAGCTGAGAAAGCAGCCCGGGAACGGTTGTCTGCAAAGAAAAATACCTTATCGTCACTGCCGGTTGATCAATATGCGGACCATGCGATTATTATGGCGGCAAAACTCGGAAAAGGAACGATTAAGGCGACCGACTTTGCGGAAGAACTGGTTAAGGAGTTCGGTGAGCAGATACGGCCACAGGCCGAACGGATATTCCGACAGACAAAAGAGGTACTACGACAGCAGGAACGAAGAGTTTCGAAAGAAGGACAGGACGCAATGGCCTTTAATGAAAGTGGCATTGGTGATGATGCGTCATTTGATACGAAGATCAGTCGCGGGCAGCAAAAGAAATCGACTCCATTCCATCAGCGTTGGGAGAAAATCCGAACTCAATTCGTTGATGACCTTGCACCACTGGAAGGGTTAGAGAAGCGCGTAAGAGGCTCCGTATCAAGCGCGGAGGACAGCCTATACAAAGCTGCAAGGATGTTCAAGGGAACGCCAGAAAGGGCAAGCCAGATCGTCAGGGAACGCCTATCACCGGTCGTTGAAGCCGTAGAGAAATCAGGATATACCGCTGACGACCTTGGGCGGTACGCTCTCGCCAAACATGCCAAAGATGTAAATGCTGCTGGCTTTAAATCTGGATTCACAAATAAGGAAATCGAGTCTGTATTGCAAAAGTACGGCACACCAGAAATGGAAGCAGCGCAACAACAACTGGTTAAAATCAATAACGATATGCTGCAAGAATTGGTTAAAAGCGGTGTGGTAAGCAAGGATCTTGCGGATACCCTGAATGAACGTTGGAAGAACTATGTTCCGTTGTTTCGGGCGTTCGATGATGAAAAAGTAGAATTTAGCCAAGGCCTTTCCGGCGCTCTTGCCAATGTAGCCAACCCTATCCAGAAGTTGAAGGGATCCGAACGGGCTGTCGTGGATCCTCTTGAGAACATGGTGAAAAACATATTCCAGTCCATAAACTCGGCCGAACGGAATAAGGTGGCACGACAATTAGCGAAACTGGCTAGGGAAGATACAGAAAGTTTGTTCATTCGAAAGCTTGATCCAAATGAACAAGTTGGACGGAAGAACGTTGTCAACGTCAAGGAAAACGGTGAAAGCATCAAGTATGAGGTTGAACCGGAAGTGTACAAAGCATTGCTGAATCTGGATCAAGAATCCGGCAACATGCTGATGAACATCTTGGCAAAACCGGCTTCCTTGTTACGTGCTGGAGCTACCTTGACACCAGAGTTTTCCCTGCGAAATCCAATGCGCGACGTGCTGCAGGCGTTCGTTACAAGTGAATCCGGATTCAATCCGATTACTGACTTTACGACCGGGTTAATCCAAACGATCAAAAAGGGCAATTTGTACAAAGAATGGGTAGATAACCTCGGGGCGTACGGAAACGTAATATCCATGGACCGCGACGTACACCGGCAAGCTTTGGAGAAAGTATTAAAACAGCCGGCAAGCAAAAAGTTCGTGAATATCGTGAATGGGAAAGGACTCATCAACCTGTTACGGGCGATTTCGGATACAACCGAATCCGCGACAAAGGTCGGAGAGTACCGGGCAGCTCTACGCAAGGGAGCAACACCTCAAGAGGCCGCGTATCGTTCGCGCGATCTCATGGACTTTGCACGTGCAGGGACCAGTGTACGGCAAGCAAACCGGATCGTGGCGTTTCTGAATGCAAATATACAAGGGAAATCGAAATTGATTCGGGCGATTAAGAATAACCCGGGCGGCACGATATCAAGGATGTTCACTGCTGTAACACTGCCTACAGTAGCCGTATATGCAAGCAATCATTACCTAGCGAATGAGACGCAGAAAAAGACAATTGCGGATGCACCGGATTGGCAGAAGGACACCTTTTGGCTTGTCGCTATACCTGGGACGGATACTGTTGCTCGTATTCCAAAGCCGTTCGATATTGCACCAATCTTTGCAAACCTACCGGAACGAGCAATGCAATTTGCCATCGATAAGGATCCGGAAGCATTTGACGGATTCGTGCGACGGACTTTATCTGATGGAGCGCTTCCGGTGCAGATCAGCGGACTATGGCCGTTTATCGAAGGCATGGCGGATTATTCGTTCTTCCGGGAAGGATCGATTATTCCGCAACGTGAAAAGGGCTTGGAGTTCAAAGACCAATACGATCCGATCCGGACGACTGAATCAGCGAAGTTACTTGCGGCCGGCGCAGAAAAGCTAACAGGCGGAAAAGGGATGTTGAAAAATTTCTCATCGCCGCGGATTATGGACAATACCATTAAGGGACTTACTGCCGGATTGGGTACGTATGCGACAAGCGCCATTGATACGATCCTCGATAAGACCGGGGCCGTAGACAGGCCGACTGCACCACAAAAGAATTTGGAACAACGACCACTCGCGAAAGCTTTCCTAGTCGATCCACTTGCGAGTACAAAGTCCATGGACAAGTTCTATGAAGAACGCGAAAAGCTTACAAACGAAAAGAATTCCGCCAAAATTAACGAACGTGAATTCAAGGGTGAAGCGAAACTGAAAGTACTGGATGCATCACAAAAGTTAATTGGCGACATCAACAAGGCCGTGCGAACGATCGAGGCAAACACCACGATGAGCGCTAAGGAAAAGCGCGAAAAAATCGATAAGCTGAACACGGCAAGAAACGAAATCGCCCGCAAGGTGATGGAAAAATTGAAGAATGTTAAATAGACGCCTACGGGCGTCTTTTCTATTGCAATTATGGAGGTGACCTATGATCCATATGATTGTTCCATGGTGTTGCGTCATGGATAAGCCGGCTGACCAAAGCGAATTTTACCGGACCATATGCGAATTGTACGACAAGGAAACGGCTGACCGGTATACCTATGAGCAGATCATCCCCCCGTTGGAGGACGTATGTACGACTGGATCATCGATTCGCTCAATGCCGTATGGAGACATGGTTGGAGCTTAACGGCGCTAGGAACGGCCATATTCGCGCTATTGAAGCAACGCAAGGTAAAGGCGCAGCTACGGAAGCTCATTCCGTGGCTCTTTGCTGATGACTCCGAGATCCGGCAGTACGTCCAGAATCAGCAGCGTATCGAATCCAAAATAGACGAGCTGCTCGAGAAAGAGGGGATCGTATGGCAAAGTGCAAGCTCGAATGGTACAACCGGCAAAGTATCGACAAGAAGAATTGGTTTTACGTCTTTCTCGGCGGTCAGATCAGTTGTCCGTGGTGTCGTCAGGTGCATCATTTACCTTATATCGAAAGGAAGGAAGCACATGAATAAGCTAAAGAGTCGGAAATTTTGGATGAGCGTCGTATCGGCTATATTGGTACTGGCTAATGACGGTTTGGACCTCGGACTTGATACCAATACCGTGTTAGCTTTTGCAGGGATAGTGATGTCATTTATCTTCGGGGAGGCTTACGTAGACGGAAAGAAGGTGAAAAACGATGCAGACTCGGGGTATACAAATACCTTCCAATCTAATAGATGAGTTGAAGATTCCGCAGATCATCGACATTACGGACGACCTCCCTAAGCGTGGCAAAACAGGCTGGGACGCTCTTAACAAGCCAAGAGATATAAACGCATTAACAGACATAGCGTGGCATCATACGGCTGAATTTGAGGACGACGACATCTCACCTGAGACTCATGCTAATAATCACATCCGGGCTGGAGAAGGCGGATTTCCGTATCATTTTTACATCAAGAAGGGTACGATTTACCAAGGGAATGATATCCTGACATTCACTTATGGGATAAAATCGAATAACTATCAAACGGTTCATTGTTCAGTAGAGGGATGTTATGCACCGGATAAAGGTAGGCCTGCCGATGAGTTGTCAGATGAAAATCTAAGGGCGATGATTGGCCTAGAATTGACATTACGGCAAGTGTTGCCAGCGTATAAAAAGACGAACGGTCACAACTACTACGATAGAACACTCTGTCCCGGCTACAGCATGACCAAGTTCCGGGAAAGCATCCTCGAAATTGAAAAGAAAATCGAGTGGAAGAATACGAGCCAATACCGGTCCGAACTGGCTTTTCGAATCGCCAATTCTATCCTATGGACACGGAACACCTCGATGGGAATTGACCAATTCGGCAAAACCCATAACGAGGATGGAACGCCCACGGTTAAGGAAGAACATAAAGCATGGGCTGTAGATCGTCTATTGCTGCTCGAGCCGAAAGTCCGCGAATTAGGATTTCTATTTGATTAACCCTAACCCCACTTTAACCGAGTGGGGTTTTTTTGTGCTATCATAAGAACATACGTTCTATTTGGAGGTGCTACATGGGGAAAAAACTCGAAGCAAACGGACTGTGGGAATCCTCCCGCATGATGCTGCCGGAACATGTTAAGACGATCATCCAACACAAGGAATGGTTTAAGGCGGATCCGCAAGAACGTCCCGTCCTAGATGAACAGGAAATCGAGGACATGAGCCGGAAACTGTACGAGTCGAAGGAGGAGCAAACGGCCGTTACCGTGGAGAGATGGGAACGCGATCCGGCGCGGGGGATCGTACAGTTGATCGATATGAGGAAACGAATCGTCGTGGTCGGTCAGGAAATCGTGAAGATTGATGATATAATTGGAGTGGAGTAAGCGCCGAGGAAGCTACTAATCGCTACTTTCTATTTATCAAGTGGATCCTTGGCGAATACAACGTTACGATTTCGATTAAGAGTTAAACTCAAAATCCGAAACATACACTCGAACACGACGACCGGGGCCACCTTTGGCTTCGGTTTCTTTTGTATTGATCGTGATGGTTTCGAACAGATCGTTGATGAACATTTTCTTCGCGGTTTGGTCCTTAATCTCACTAAATGAATCCTTGATACTTTTCAATTGGTCGATGATTTCGTCATACGATAGGGACTGCTTAGGTGTATCGATTTTTTTCAACTGCTCATTTAGACGTTTCTCAAGGTCGTCTTCTTCGGACATTCGCAGTTTCAGGTCTTGAATCGTAATCGCGTCGTTGGCAAAAGCGAACTGCCATTTCTTCTTGCGCTTTTCAATCTGCTCGAGATCCTTACGAATAATATCGGCTTGGGTATTTGTCTCACGAACCAACTTCATCGGCTCTTGCTTAAGGAGCGCGGCGTATTGCTCGATGTTATAGTCTAAGGACTCGAAAAACGCTTCCTCGACGCTTTCTTCCGCGATTAGGGGCATATCACACATTCCTAAATTAAAGCGTCCAGAACACTTATACGCGCGTTTACGCCCTGTTAATACCTTTCGGCTTGTCCCGTGCATCGGTTTACTGCAACGTTCGCATACCAGGACGCCCGTAAAGGCGTAATCCGATGTCGCGGCCTTACCTTTTTGCGAACGCATCTCCATAAGCTTTTGCGCGCGGTCAAATGTTTCTTTATCGAGAATGGGCATATGGGTTCCTTGGACAGTGATTTCTTTGCCCGTCAATTTCCCTGTAGACTTCCGATTGTTCCATCTTATCTGTCCGATATAGACCGGGTTGGTCAGAATATAGTATACGGTGAAGTCATTCCACATACCTTGTTTTGGATGCGGGTAAAGATGTGGGTTGCGATTGAAGGTCTTTGCAATCCATCGGATACTACGGTTTTGTAGATAAAATTCAAACATGCTTTTGACAAGTTCGGCTTCCTGCTCGTTTACGACAAGTTCTTTTTCAACGAGATCGTATCCAATGGGCGCAGCAGCTCCGTTCCGTTTCCCCTTCAAAGCAAGCTCATACATAGTAGAATGGACGTTCTCGGATATCTGCTCGAGTTCGCCCTGCGCGACGGATACTAAAATATTTGTTACCATTCGCCCGGATGCTGACGTCGTATCGATTTCCTCCGTCATACTCTTCAACTCGATGCGGTGATCGTTAAATAACTCATACAGATATATTTTGTCTTTCAATATACGAGTAAGCCGGTTTTGTCTCCAAAAGACGAGAAGATCGAATTTCTTTTCGGGGATATCCTTGATCATTCGCTGAATATCTTTCCGTTTCAGATTCTTGGCGGAATATCCTTCGTCTATATATTCATCGACCAGCGTGTGACCTTTCTCCAAAATCCATCGTAAACAAACTTCGCGTTGAGCTTCTATGCTATATCCTTCCCGGGCCTGTTCTTCTGTCGAAACGCGGATATATATAACGGCTCTCATGCGGTGTTCCTCCTAAAATAAAGTCGGTTGAATGGGGTAGACGTGTTGTTCATCGGGGTAATCCGAATATCCGTTCGCCATAGCAACGTATCCCCATTCTATCGCGTTCCTGTTTGAGCTACAACCACATTTCGGACATGTGCCATACTTGCCAATGTCAAACCTCCATCGGTCTCTGTGCGTGGCGTAGCAGCAGTGTGAGCACCATAAGTACATGTTTTATACCTTCCTTGCGAATGTTATTAGTAGTTGATGCCGATACTACTCGCGAGGTGATAACAAATGATGCCAGTAATGACGAGGGACGGTAAAGGGATCATGCTAGACTTTAGGCAGATTGTTTTCATCGAACGGCGAGCAAGGGAACTTATATATCATACAAAGACTGACGAATACAGAGCCATTACATCGATTGAAAAGATGACGGAAGCCTTGGAGCCAATGGGGTTCAGTAGATTAGACCAATCTAATGTTGTCAATCTGTCCAGCATTAAAAAGTATGACCTATCACGGAACGTTGTTGTCTTTGATCACGTTCAGGACAGTAAGAGTAAAGAAGTCTATGTATCACGGGAAAACCGATCATCACTGTCTCAATATGTCCATGAGCACAGATCCGAAATTAGCGTAATATACCATAGAAACGGAAAAAAGTAAACAACAGAATATACCGCGTATTCGGTAGTTGTTGGTAAGTCTTGGATGAGGCATAATGTAATTACGTCGAGGGCATGTCATATTTTGTGGGGGTACAAACCATAAGCAAATTCTGACAAATGACATGGTACATATATCCTGAGTCGAAGGAATTGTCAGATAAACACTACTCAAACCTATCATAAAGTGTTATATTGAAAGCACTTACATACTTGGCAAACCTGTTGAAAAGCAGGGACGCAAAGCTACGGGGCTAAGTCTTCTGATACGCTCGCCGGGTTGCCCGTTTGGTGGGAATATCCATCTCTAAAGGGTGGATTTTTTTGTCTTATACGATGTATGATTGTGGTAGTACGAAACGTTGACCGGAGGGGCAGAGTAGAAACACTACTCTGTTAATGGCCTACTCCTCAATCCATACGTACAGATCGTCCATCGGCAGCCCTAAAGCGTTTGCGACCGTTTTTAACGTGTCGATGGACATCTTCCTTTTATTCTTCGAGTATACATAATATTGCTGCTTTGACCATCCGAGAGATTCGTAAAACCTCACCGGATCGATCTTCCGATCACGAAGGATTTGAGAGAGTAGGCACTTATCGGCACGGATAGCCATGAAGTACCCCTCAAAAAAATTTTTCCCTAAAACAGAACATACGTTTCCTTTTATTGTCAAGCATTGTCTGAAGTGTAAACCTAATAAGAACTAGTGTTCTTGTGTAATGCGTAATATACTTTATTCAACATGACGAATGGGACGGTGATTCTATGGATTCATATGAGTTAACAAGGGAGTTTTTGATTCAAATTGGTGTTGACCCGGATAAACTTGCCATGAAAGTTAGAGCAGCAGAAATTAAGACCACAACCCACTGTATTGCATACCGAAGGTTTCGTAAGTTAATGGAGTGTTCTAATTGCCCATCTTGCCCGCTCGCTCATACCGAACGTAATCTCGAAACTTCTTAATTTGATCTTCTGTCAATGGTATCCCATCAATGGTAATAGTGTTATTTTTAATAAATTCTTCATCTGTTAGCTCGAGCTTATCGACAAAGCTTCGCGCTTCCTCGGACATAGTTAGATTTGGATCGTCTGTACGTCCAACAAGGTAGTCAATTGACACGTTGTAAATATCGGCCATTTTCTGCAAAAGTTCATTATCTGGTTGGACATGTTCATTTTCATAATGGGAATAACGTGCTCTTGCGATATTCAACATATTTGCAATTTCTTGTTGAGTCCTTTTTCCTCTGAGTTTTTTTAACCTCTTCCCCAGCAACACAGCAGCCTCCTTTCATTAACGTGCTACACCATATCATTATAGATAAATAATGTATCATCTAAAAGAAATGATAAAAGATTTATCAAAAACTATTGACGATAAATAATTTATCGTTTATGATGTGATTGTTGATAAGAAATTTATCAAACTGGAGGTGATAAGATGAAGCGTGATCGCTTGATACTTGAACGTAATAAAAGGAAATTGACACGCGATGAACTTGCGAAGCACCTAGGAATATCCGAGGTATATGTTCGTAAGATCGAGTCGGGAAGTGTCAAGCCGGGCCGAGACACAATGATAAAATTCGAAGAGTTCTACAGTCTCGGTATGAAAACTTTGTTTCCAGATATTTTTTTGACCAAAAATGATAAGAAATTTATCAAAACAGGAACGGAGTGATAAAAAATGCGACAACTTGTTTTCATCGAAAATAATCGTCCATTAACGGATACTTTGATTGTTTCGGCGAAATTTGGAAAAAGGCATGATTCTGTTATGAGAGATGTTAGAGATATCCTTGAAAAACTCAACACAGACATTCCTGATGACCCAGTGAGAACAAACATTAATCGAAGTTTTGCATTCCACAATTTTGTGGAGACCCCCTATGTGAGCTTACAGAACAACCAAACATATATGAAGTTCAACTTAACTGAAGAAGCTTTCAACTTGGTTGTAATGGGCTTTACTGGATTTGACGCGATGACCTATAAAGTTGCTTTCATAAATGAATTCATTCGAATGCGAGAAGAAATAAAGTTCGGACTTACCAAGCCTTCGTATATGATCGACGATCCGATTGGTCGTGCTGAGCGCTGGATTCAAGAAGAGCGACAAAGACAAGAACTTGAAGAACTGAATAAAAAGCGGGAAGAACAGTTAACCTTGCAAGCTCCAAAAGTTGCCCTATATGAAACCGCTATGAATGCTAAAAACAATTTTACGATGGAGCGTGTTTCGAAAACACTTGGATATGGTCGAAATAAACTGTTTGAATTCCTAAGAGAACAAAAAGTACTTCGATTCAATAACTTGCCATACCAAGAGTACATTGACCGAAAATATTTTGATGTCCGACAGTATAGTATTACTCACAATACGACTGGAATCGAAAATAAAAATCAAACGCTTGTAACTCCTAAAGGGGTTGCATACATTCATAAATTGTTAATCGAAAACGGCAAGATTCCAGGTGATCAAAAACATGCATAAAGATGTCCTGATAACCATTGTCGATAGCCATCTTGAACGAATTCGTAACGGAGAAATTCTTACCCAGCATGAATTGATGGAATTACTTGATGCTCAGGCAAAGTGGGTCTTCTCCGAATACAAAGATATGGTACACCTTTATAAAGATCAGCGAAGTACGATCAGAATTTATGATCTCTTCCTTTCAAACAAAGGACTTGATGGAGAGTTTGATAATTTTCATCACCGAATAATCAAGCGTAAATTCAAGAAATGACCAATCAAGCCCAACCGAATAATAACGACCTAACGAAAGGAGCCACCCCCATGAAAGGACCGGTAAAAATCACGATACCACCTAAACGGTTAGCAGAAGCAGCGATCAAATATCTGGCCCCTGCACTAGCCGATCAAACGAAGGATACGAAGAAGCAAGGAGCATAGTTATCAACACACTATCCACAAGTTATCAACACCTTATCCACAATACGCTATCATACCATAACTTACTGGGTATATAAACCAATATTCGGCCCCCACTTTGTTGGGTGATTCGGTCGACTCGAAGGAAAGACGGGAGAGTGACAGCGTGACACGCGATGAAATATGGAGGATGGACGCAGGGCGAGAATTGGACGCGTTAGTGTCAGAGAAATTAATGGGTTGGACAGAATTTTCACCAATCGATCCAAAGATTGATTACGGTGTTGGAGTAAATGGTTATCGCCGTAACTACGCCAAGGACCCGGACGGTAGACTAACGTGGTTTCCATTTTACTCAACCGACATCACAGCAGCATGGGAAATAATAGGGAAGTTTGACGAAATATCTGTACGAAAATATCAAACTGTTAGTCCCGGTTTTAGATACATTTGCAGAATTGATATAGATGGGGAGGATGTAATTGCTAACGGCCTGACAGCCCCAGAAGCCATATGCAAAGCCGCATTACTCACCTTGATCGAACGGGGTGAATCATTTTGAACACAGTAGGAGATAAAGGAACATGCCCGAAGGACGGATCGCTATTAACTCCAGTGGTCGAGCGTCATCAGAAGGAGTACAAGATAACGCTGGTTTGCTATCAGTGTAAGTACGAAGCTTCCTGCTGCTTACCATGGTCGGAATTTCAGGAGGACACGCCAAATGATCGAAGTCGAAAATAATGTCGTGAATGAGCGTTTGCACCCAATCCGATACATTACCCCTGTAAGCTATAAGCCAGAATGCGATTGTGGCAGTTGGGCCAAATTGAAGATCAACGGGCAGTATCGCTGTTGGGAGTGCGCTGAATGTGAGGGGGTCGAGCGAGTATGACCAGTGAAGAAATGGCAAAGAACCTCGGAGACTTAATCGACTGGCTTGATGTGGAGATACCGGAGCTAAAGGAACATATGCGGAAAGAGCAGGAGTACCAGGCGAGATTGGTAGAGAGGAAGGTTAAGAGCGCATGAGGGAGATTAAATATATCGAACTCGCCAAAGTAGAAATGGCGCACAACGGAAGGTCGGCTCTGTTCTGGCACATCTTAGCGAATCGTCGCCGTCTGCTGCTGAAAGAGATGAAAGAATTCGCTCAGCATGAAGACAACATAAAAACGCTGACCATGGCCCCGGTCAGCGCATAAACCAAATATACCAATTGAATTATACCACAACTCCGAGAAGGTGGGTATATGGAAACCAAAACTCGGTTAGCGCTGCAACACATTGAATCTGGACTGTTCCTGAGCTGGTCGCCGGATAATTACCCTCATACCCGCAAGATTGATCAAGCCCGGCGATTCTACAGCATGGATGAACTGTCACTGTTTCTAACTCACAGCCCATATAAACCGGATGAACCGGAATTATACGAGATTATCGAAATTGAAATCACCTATCGCAAGAAGGAGGTAAACGCAGATGTGCGAGTACCTGAAAGCCCTGCAAATGCCGTTTCCGGCTGAGGACATAGAATGGCGCGTATCACACGCTGTACAGGGTAAGAACGGCGCTAGAGCCCTTGTGCTGGCTTATGTAACAAACCGAGCCATTATGGAACGATTGGACGATGTATTCGGAATATCGGGATGGAAAAACGAATACCAGGAATGGCGCGGTAAGGGTGTAAAGTGCACACTCACATGCAAAGTTGATGGTGAATGGATATCGAAGGAAGACGGAGCCGACGAGACGGATATGGAAGCCACGAAAGGCGGTTTCTCCAACTCCATGAAGCGCGCAGCAGTGCAATGGGGGATTGGCCGGTATCTCTACAATCTCGATCAAACATGGGTCGAAATCAGGGAACGCGGACAGAACTACATCAATACATCCGTAGGCCCGCGGGATCGGAAAGAACAAGTAAAGGGATATTGGGACACGCCCAAGCTTCCACAATGGGCCTTACCGGAAGGATATGAACCGAAAGGATCAATACCACAGGAGCCGCATATTGAACCAGATATAGGCGGATACAGCGACCAAGACGCACCGCCAAGCACGGATGACCTGAATAACCTACAAGAAAAGCCGACTGAACAACCTAAAGAGCCGCAGAAAAAGCAGACAACAACAGATACACCGATGTCTGATGCGCAGCGTAAGTACATCTTCAAGATGAAGAATGACAAGAAGATCGGCGATGACGATTTCAAACGGATGGTAGCCGAGTTGGCAAACGGAAAGACGGATGTTTCCGAGTTAAACAAGTCGGAGGCAAGCAAGGTCATCAACTTCTTGGCGAATTATCAGGTGGCATCATGATCGTCCGATCATTAGCCAATCAGCCGGTACAGGGATACTCGAAAGATAAGCAAACGGAACATAACCGTGTTAAGCTCACACGCACTCAGAGAAGCGAATTACCGGCCAAGGAAGTAAAGAGACTGTACGCCCGTTCGAATCGCGTATGCGAGAAATGCGACCGTCAGAGAGCCACGGAAAAAGCGCATATCGAACGGCGCTGGAAAAGCGAATCCCGGCCTACGGCAGAAGACTTCGCCCACCTGTGTAAAACCTGTCATCAATTTTGCGATGGTTCGAAGGAAGGCCGGGCGTGGCTCATATCATTTCAAACTAAATTGTTGGGGGAAGCCAAATGAAAGTATATATCGGAGACATGTTCGATTGGCAGGATGAGGAAGCGAAGAAAATGTGGATTACGTCCGACTCGCGGCAGTTTACGATTTCGGTGGAACGGACGCACAAGGACGGCAAGACCGGTGAGACGGTAACGAATCTCGTCGCGGAATACTACTACACCAACTTATCGGCACTCATTAACAAATTGGTCACGATGCGAGTTAAGGAATCAACAGCCGCGACGTTCACAGAGCTTCTAGAGGACATCAAGTCCATCCGCCGGCATGTCGAAAATGCAATTGTGATCTAGTAGAGGTTAGAGGGGGGGGAGTAAGGTATATACTCCCTAACCCCCCGGATACGGCCCCCGTAAACTGAGCGGATTCGGTCGAATCGAAGCAAGATCAAATCACAAGGAGGTACAACGGTGAACACTGTAAATGTACTTTCCATATCCGGCGGCAAGGACAGTACGGCCATGTGGATATTGGCTAAGTTGGAAATGGGCGTCGAAGTCCTCCCGGTATTTGCAGACACGGGTCATGAACACCCGATGACATATGAATATCTCGATTACTTGGAAACGGTTCTTGGGCCGATCCGCCGAGTTAAGGCAGACTTTTCAGTGAGGATTGCAAAGAAACGGGATTATGTTGTCAATCACTGGCCGCGAAAGCTGACGATGGATGTTCCCGGACATTGGCAAACAGAGGAAGGCGATGAATCCGTCTGGGTTCCTGAACAAAAGGGCATGAGTGAAAGTGAAGCATCGGCTGTTGTAGAAAGGGCGCTTAAAGCACTTGTTCCGACTGGAATCCCCTTTCTTGACTTATGCATCTGGAAAGGTCGATTCCCTTCAACGAAAGCTCGTTTTTGCACGCAATTCCTAAAAGTAGAAGTCATACAGGACCAGATATACGAACCGATCATCGCGGTGGGCGACAGTATTATTAGCTGGCAGGGTGTTCGGGCCGACGAAAGTCTAGCTCGTTCGAAGCTTACGGAGCGTGAGGACGGGGAAGGGTTTAGCGTATACCGGCCATTAATCAGGTGGACAGCCGATGACGTATTCGCGATGCACCGGAAGCATGGAATCGAACCCAATCCATTATACAAACTGGGAATGAGTCGAGTTGGCTGCATGCCTTGCATTAATTCCAACAAAGCAGAATTATTCGAAATCGCTCGTAGGTTCCCGGAAGAAGTCGCACGGGTGAGAGAGTGGGAGCAAATCGTAAAGCTTGCATCCAAACGCCAAGCTGCAACCTTCTTCCCAACGGCCCACGGACAAGGGAATGGAATAGACGAGTGGGTGGAATGGTCCAAAACCTCTTATGGCGGTAAAAGCTATGACATGCTTAAATCCATCGAATTCGAGAATGTCCCAACATGTTCTAGCGCCTACGGGCTATGCGAATGAGACGATTCCACGAATTCAATTGTCCGAAGTGTGGAGATGCCGGGGAGCGTAAACGACGTGTTGACCTGAAACGGCAATGCCCCTGGTCGATCATCCTAACAATGGAATGCCTGCATGGACACCGTTGGACCACATATGAAAAAGACGAAAGTCGCTGCACGGAATACGATTTTTTCGAAGACGATGAAACAGCGTAAAGCGATAAGGGAGTACTAGATACTCCCTCCTTAAAAAATAATGGTGTAACCCCTCCTAACAAGGAGGTAATCCCCCCTGATACGGCTACCATCCCTTCGGGATTAGGATTATTCGGTCGAGCCGATGGCAGCTTCGCTGTAAAAGACGAAGGAGGTACACATCATTGAATGCTCTAGATTTATATTGCTGTGGTGGCGGTGTGTCAGTAGGTTTGCATCAAGCTGGATTTAAAGTAACTGGCGTTGACATAGAAGTACAAAAAAACTATCCATTCGACTTTATACAAGCTAATGTACTGGATTTATCAATAGATTTCCTTAAAACATTCGACTTCATATGGGCATCTCCACCATGCCAGAAGTACACAATGGCAGGAACTCAATGGAGGCTGGAAGGTAAGGAATACCCGGACTTAATCGAGCCCACCAGAGAAATGCTCCAACTAAGCGGAAAGCCATACGTCATTGAAAATGTACCTGGATCCCCATTAATCAATCCTGTGCTATTGTGTGGAACAATGTTCGATTTGAGGACTTATAGGCACAGGTTGTTCGAAACCAACTTTCCAGTAATCCAACCGATACACATGGGTCATGTACATAAAAATGCCAAGATGGGACGTCCGCCAAAGGACGATGAGTTCTTGCAAATAGTCGGTCATTTCAGTGGTGTGCCATTAGCTCGGGAAATAATGGGTCTACCAAATTTGAATCAATATGAGCTTGCCCAAGCAATTCCACCGGCTTATTCAAAATACCTTGCTGAGCAGTATTTAGAAAATAAACACCTGTTTGAGAGAGGTGCTTGACACTGGACAAGAACTGGATGCATGGAACGATGACCGTAAATACGCTTTCTCCAGGAACGATAATTCGGATAACAATAGAGGACGCGGTCACGAAAGACCCGTTTTGTGTAATCGAGATGCAACCGGAAGAATTCGCACTAGCAATCACAAAAAATGGAGCTCAACGCGGTAAGTATCTCAACATCTACAAAAAGAATTCATAGGCCGAAGGCCTTCGCTCGACCGCAATACCTAGCGTCAGCGGAGGCCGATCCAAGGGGTACCTATCAAATCAAAGAGGAGTAACCCAAATGAATAAGCACCTGATTAAAGAAGCCAAAGCCGGAGCCGCAGCGCTTCGGTGGGACGGAAAATATTCCGAAGCTGATGCCATAGACAGTTTGGCCGATGAAGTGAAACATTACGAATCCAAACGGCAAGAACGGTCCACGCTCAAGAAAGGCGATACAGTCGTCATGCACACCTGCATGGAAGCCAACAACCCGAAGTACCTCGGAAGAATATGGACCTGCAAAACGGACGCTTATCGCAACAAGGGATATGACTACGACGTGATATTTCTGGAGGGGTTCAGCGGCTCGTTTGCGGCGGAATTCTTGCAAAAGGTGAACGTGTCGGACGATACCGAAATCCAGCATCTAAGGGAAGAGAACGCAGCACAGGCCGAAGAGATCAAAAAATTACAGACGTATATGTACAGGGTTTTATCTTTCTACGGAACGGGACTTTCCGTATTGAACTGGCATGACAACGGAGACTCCGAACCATGGGATAGCTTCTTCGACGACAACATGGATGCAGAAGATATTGAACGGTTACGGAAGTTGGAGGGGTAGAGGATATGAGGGATACAAGGATAGCTATTAAGGCTCTACAAGGGGAGGATACCCATGGAACCAGTAAATAGACGATACAATCCGGGCGTCAAAGTTAGACTGATAGAGGGAATTCGCTTGGAAGATGGCGGTATGAGCGAAACGCTGCCAGAAGGTACGGAAGGAATCATATTTTCGGTGGAAAAAAATTGTCACGGTGAATGGTGCAACATTGAGTTTCCGTACATCGATGTCGATATCCCTTTATCGGAAATGGATGAAACGGTGGAAATCATCGAGGAAGGTGAAATAGATGGAACCAGTAAGTAATGCTGATAAGTTGGACCTGAATAAAATCGAAGAATCTATACAGCAAAGGCTTGTTGATTACCCTTTTCTGAAAGCCGAACTTAAATCAGTAACGGAATTAGGATTGAAGTATCAGGAAGAGAACCGGAAACTGCGGGAAGAAATAGACCGCGAAAAATCGGAATGGCTTGAAGTTATGCGCCGTGAACAATCCGAACGTCGAGAATTGCTTCAAGCGATCCAATCCATACAGCAGGAAAGGGATAAGCTCGTTGCAGGGCTGCAAGTCATGATCTGCTCCAAGGATAAGTGGTATGTCAACATGACCTCAATGCAAGATTATGCCGCCAAACTGTTGGAGGATATCGGAGTAGGGGAGGAAAGGACATGAATGGAACCAATTTGACGGAAGAAAAATATTTTTACATCGGTGTAACAGCAGACAAACTCCAAGAAGCGAGACAGATTATTAACGAAGCGCCATCCACATCCCTAAGAACCTTCACCAAGGATTACATGGGAGACTTGGAACAGAATATTCGTTCCCTCCAACAACAAGTAAGGACACTAACGCAACTGATTTCAAACACAGGTGATATGCGGTTAATTGTTCAGATGGAATTAGCCCTACAGTCTATAAAGGAATCCCCGAGGGAGGAGCAGACCCCATGAATAACCGGTGGAGACAAGTTGCAAAGTTCATCGAAGATAAGCATGACCGGTGGGAATATGAGGGCGATAACGCATATAAGCCGCCTACATGCCAGTGTTGCGGCAGTAGATTGATAACGGCTAGTTGGTACGATGTCGGTTGCGTAGAGACGCTGGAGCGCTGTCAATGCGGGTACGAAGAGCATTGGGCATATGGTCAAACGGATTTGAAGGTAGGCAACTGGAGCGAGACGTATCAGTACAATACTCCAGAAGATCAGATCATGAAAATACGCAATGAATTTGATCGGCAAATTAGCAAGTTCAGAGCGAAACAGAAGAGATACAACCAATCGTTAAGGCCCAATAGGGGATAAAGGAGAAGAGGATCTATGGTTGCGCCAATCGTGTGGCAGTTGCCCGTTAAGCAAAGCAATAAGACGGACCGTGATTGGATTCATCCACGGACAAATTTTCACGCATTTCAAAGCAATAAAAGCATATGTGGGAAGTATTTCCAAGACACGGACTTTTTTGAAACGAATATGCCCGAAGGAACCGACCAGAAGCGTATGTGTAAAGTGTGCTTCAAGAAACGGGATAGAGGAGTAGAAGGGTAACGTACCTATAACCCCCTTTATCGGCCCCCGCAAGCTGGGATTATTCGGTCGGAATCGAAGAAAAACAAAAGGAGCGAATACGAATGGCAAAAGTACGCTTGACTGTAACCTACACTTACGAATACGAGATCGTTCCAGAATACTACGATAACTGCGACACCGACGAACAACGCATGAACCAGGACATCGAATCGTATAGGAACGAACCGACGATGCTCGATATGATGGACGCGAAAACGTTTGATATTAAAGGCGAACTGATGAAATAGGCCGAAGGCGATCGATCGACAGAATAGGCTTAACGTAGTGGAGGCCGATGGAGTTCCTTGAAAATTGAATAGCGCGGTAGCATACTGTATATTTTTAACAAGAGGAGGGATGGAGTATGTCTCACATTAACAACTGGTATTTTAATTCCACGGAACCATTGCCCAAAAACATCGTTAAGCCTGAGTGGGCTGGTAAAGAGGTTTATGTATTCCGTCGAGAACACCCTGATCACGGAGTAATGTGGATCAATGTAATCGCCTCAGATGGAAAAGAAGCACGAAAAATTATTTCGGATATAACAAAATAACAAAATGCCGCGCTGTTCAAAACAGTATGCGGCATTTTTATTTTCCAAGGCTAGGGAAGGAGTAACCCCATGAAACCCAATATAGCGGAGACATTGGACAAGCAGAAATTACTCGATGCTCTGGACGAGGAAATATTTGTTTACGAAACGGCAGATTCAAAGTTTGACGAAGGTGTTCTGTATCTCGCCAAAAAGTTGAAGGCAACAATAGCGCTGCATGTATTCGATGCTCAAGGTTCGGGGGAAGTAGAGAGACAGGCCGAAGAAATCGAGAGACTTCAAGCGCATATCGAAAAAATCGAACGTGCTGGATACGTATGATTGGCTAGGGAGGCACTAAGGACATGATCCAATGCGGTACATGTACAGCTACCCAAAGCTTTACCCAGACGATCGGCGTATTCGAAATCAAACGATGCGCCCAATGCGGGGGACTGATGGAGGAAAGGAGAGATCGCCATGAACGAAACCGGGAAAGTCCAGCGTTGGAAACCGACGATACGGGACGCACCATGGTTCCTCTACTGGACGATTCGTTACTTGATCAACCAGGTACGCCGAGGGAAAGGATAAGGGAGGCTTAATCCCCTTCCTTCTCCCCTTTGACGAAATCGCGCAGTATTTTGTTAATCATCGAGCTGACGGATCGATCGTCCTTTTCCGCAAGTTTGGATATGATCTCGTATACGTCAGGATCCAGCGTCAGAGTCGTCCGGACCTTGTTAAATTGTTTCATACATCATCACCTAGTATACGATTATATCACACCAAATTTTTTTAGCTAAAAACATCATATTGTATATACAAAAGTATGATAGTATATGATACAATGTGATTAAAGGAGGCGGTTTACTATGAAAGAAACTCAAACGGTACTGATGCGAGTCGACCGCAAGTTTTTGGAGCGAATCGACCAAAAATGGAAATCGGAAAATTTCAAAACGCGCACCGAATACATTATGTTTCTTGTCCGAAATGACGTTGCCAAAAGCAAAGTGGTTTAGGTGGTGGTCATGTGCAGGGCTACATAAAGGACTACCGCAAAGAGGTTGAGTCTGATGTCTGGATCATGCCCCCCCTGTACCATCGCACATGGCAATGGTTGAAATATAACGTAAACCACGAGGAAAACGAGATACCCATGAGGGACGGAACGAAGCTCCTGATCAAGAGGGGCCAACGCCTCACATCGGTTCGCGACCTCGCAAAATCGATCGGATGGTACGAAGGAACGAAGTGGAAAGAGCCAAATCCAAAGACAGTTTCCGTCATTTTGGAGTGGATGGAGAAACAAGGCATGATTTCGATAGATCGCGGTCAGGGTAACAGGCAGTACACACTCATAACCCTTATAAATTGGGCTGTATACAACCCTAAAACGGATCAGGGTAACAGTACGGTAACACCTCGTACACACCTCGTGGATATAAACAATAATGATAATAATGATTCTATAACTACTACTACTGAACCGGAGACGGTAGACGAGGTTCATCAAAAAGTATTTAGGACGATGTTCATGAACGGGTTAATGTCAGATTACGTTCGCGAACTGAAATTAAAAGGGTACACGGATAGATTTGTAATCGAACTTATGCTGGAAACCGGGGAAAGTGGAAACAACCCAAGTCTTCGACTCATGAAGACCATCGGAGATAGATGGATAAAGGATGGAATCTATACCCGCATGGAGGCGAAACGAAGAAAAGGATTGCAACTCGTAGTTGGCGGGCATGTAGAGAACAATAGACGTCCCTATCAAAGCCGACAGGAGAGCCAGACGGAAAAATTGATGAGAGATATTCAGGAGGGAGAACCGCATGAATGAGATTGAGGTCAAAAAGCTATTCTTGATCATCAACGAGACGTATTCGAATTTCTCTATCAGTGACGTGAAAATAACAATATGGGCGGACTTACTGCGAGAGGTGCCATTCGACCGGGCCCAACGGAATCTGCGATCGTATGTGATGGACTCGAACAATAAGTTTCCTCCTCATCCGGGGGAACTGGCGAAGTCCCATCTGCAGGAGGCACAAGGCCGATACGTACCCGATGCTGCAGAAACAAGAGCGCTGATTGAGGCCCAGAAACAGGATGCCTCGGGTGTGATGATGCTCCCTCAATGTGCAATCGATATGAAAGAGAGGTTGAAGCAGCTTGCAGGATCCCAACATTACTTCTCATGAAATGCCGATGCCGCGGAATATCGAGGCTGAATACGCGGTGCTCGGTGCAATTCTGAAAGAACCGGAAATGATGGACATGGCCGATGAAATTTTCAAAGGCGACGAATTCTACCACCCAGGCAACCAAAAGATATTCGCAGCCATGCGAGACGTAAGCGACGAAGGAAATCCGATCGATCTCGTCATGGTGGCATCAAAACTGCAGGATAAAGGGCAGCTTGAAATGATTGGCGGGATCGGTCATCTGTCGGAGATTATCCAATCCGTACCGACGGCAGCAAACTTTAGCCACTATGCCGGCATCG